AGGGATCAGATTTTCACGGCTGATGTCCGTAATGGTGGTATAAATCTTTCTGCGTCCAAATAAAGCCAGTTTTCACCTTCTCTCCACAAACAAAAAAAGGCCGCAAACAGAATACAATCTGTCTGCGACCCTATGGCCCGCTGTTCCGTCACCGTTGCGACGGCGCACTATGTAATTTTCTTTCGTTTGATCTCTATCACGACAATCCGGCCGTTTTCCACCTTCACTTCCGCGATAGAGCCCCGGTTGACCACCTTTTGAATCAAACCGATTTCCTTTTCCGTGAGTTCTCGAAGCAGTTTCTCAACCCCTGTTTTTTGGTTGCAGAGACCGGATTCGAACCGATGACCTGCGGCTACTGAGACCGCCGAGCTTCCGCCTGCTCCACTCTGCGGCATATACCGCGGAGAAAAATCTTCCGCGGCGAAATAACCTGATAGCTTACTTTTATTATATACAATATATTGCTTTATGTCAACCTAAAACACTAGATATTGTGCTAAAACGGCCTTTTCAGCACATTGATTTTAGCGCTTACGCTGCGAAGCATATCCACTGCCATCGCCAGGCTGTCCACGCTGTCGTCATGCTTGTTTTTTCCCGTCATTTTGAAGCTGAAAACGTTCTGCATGAACTTCGTGTACTCCTTAGAGCGCTTTCCGTCCTCCAAAAAATAAAACTCCCTGATCTCCGGGGCCTTGTCGAAAATCCGAACCTCCTTCGCCACGTTGTTCGGCGCCGCCTTGCTGGTGATGTTAAGACGGCAGCCCGCTTGTTTTAATAAGGCTTCCACGCCTTCCTTATAGCTGGCTGTGCTTTTATTAACCTCAAACTGGGCAGCCTGGACGCCGTGTTCCCGGATTTTGCTCACGATCAGCGGCTGCGTGATGTTTTTCTCTCCGTTATTAAAAACTACATCAGCCACATAAACGCTGCCGTCTGCATATTGGAAGCAGACCGGGGCGCTGGTAAAATCTCCGCCTCCGAACGCGGGGTCTACAGCCATAAAGACGCGGACAGGAGGCTCCTCCGGAAGCGTCCCGTTGTAATAACGCATGTCCTGGGGCTCGAACAGCGCGCCCGCCCGCTCGATCGGCTCCCCCATATACTGCGCCAGCCAGGAAGCCATATCGTTGTTCCGTTCGAAAGAGGCTCTCCGCTGGTAATAGTAATCATCTGAAAAACCAACTCCATAATCGTAGCTGAAATTACTGTGCTCGTTTTCGTCTAACGCGGGAAGGTTGATGATCTCGTATCTCCGGCTTTTGAATTTTGGATCGTTTTGAAGCAGATCCATGCGAACGCCGGCCGGGTCAATCATGGACCACCGGGTGCCGCACCAAAGGACCTTAGCGGTTTCCTTCGCTCTGGGCAGGAGATTGTTGTCCACCTTGCTCCAGGCGGCGATAAGCCGGTCTTTGTTTAAAGCCTCCTCAATGCCGCCGATTAGGTCGTCCGATACCAGAATTCCATTACAGTCACAGGCTCCGTTCAGCGTTCCGTACAGGGAACGGCAGGTGAGGGAGGGGTATCTCTTTTTTCGGTCTAAATTAAAGGTTTCGTCTTTACTGTTGGTGCTCGCGATTTTTGCCGCCGGAAATACGTCGTGCCATAAATACGTGACCGGGTCGTTGATGACCTCTAAACAACCGCTGTAAAACGCGGATGTAATCACATCTGAATAAGCGGAATACAGGTTTGATTTCTCGGAATCCCGCCCCACAAGCCAGGTCATGAAAAACATCAGCATACTAGTTTTTCCCACTCTGGGAGGCATTGACAAAAACAGCTCGTCCAGTTTATCGTCCACCAGCTGTTGGAGCGCATTGGCGACCTGCCTCATAATCCGGCGGCGGGGGAGGTAAAACCGCTCCTCCGGCTTCCGGTTCCACTCCAGATAAATGAGATAGCTGTCAAAATCATCAGGAGCTAAAAGAAGATAGGTCTTTTTGTTCAGCTCGAAAAATTCTGAAACGCCTTTTTTGCCCTCGCGGATTTTTTTGGCGGTCTCTTTCCGCAGCCATAGGCACTCATTTTTTGTCGTCTTGTCCTGCTCATAGAGAGCCCTGGTTAAATCAAAATAATCCCGGTATGCCTGAAGCTGATCCGGTTCCTTTTCAATTGCATTTTTGATTGTGGACAGCGTTTCTATGTAAGTCAGCGTATCACCTCATGACACTATATATTGTGTTATATTATACCACAATTCTATATGTGGTTCAAACTGGGTGAGTTTATCCTGCTTTTTTCATAATTCGATACCATTGAGTGCGGCTGATCCCCAAACGCCTGCAAGCTGCGGAAATGCTTTCTCCTTCAGCTAATTCGTAAACCACATCTTTTCGCGGCCGCCCTTCTTTAAACTCCGGATTATGTTCTTTTGCATAGGATTTTCCAGCCATTGTACGTTCAACAATCATATCGCGTTCAAATTCGGCAAATGCCAGAAGTATAGTGACTAACAGCTTTCCTGTTGGCGTGTTATCCGCTCTACCCATATTTAAAATATGAACCGCGATTCCTTTATCCACCAGATCTCTGACGGTTTGTATTCCTTCAGGTGCATTTCTCGCGAATCTATCCATTTTTGTGACTACAAATTCATCGCCTGGCTTCAGCTCCGCCATTAGCACATCAAATTTTGGTCTGTCCATTTTAGTTCCAGTAAAGCTGTCAAAATATATATTTTTTTCTGAAACACCAGCGTCAATCAATAAATTTTTCTGGTCCTCCAGGCTGTTTCCTTTACTTGCCTGTCCTGTGGTGGAAACCCTCGCATATCCATATTTTGTCATTACTTATTGCTCCTTTCAATGACAATTTGCCCTTGAGGTCTGGCACCTGCCTTTCTGGGCTGCACAACAACTTCATATCCCATAACAGATAACATTTCAATCGCTTTATTAAATGTCATATTTTTACTGGCTAATCTAGCAGAAACATCCGTCGCTTTTTCTTTTCCGATACTTTCGGCCATTGCTTTTTGTGTAACGCCTTTCTCTTTCATGATAAAAGATATCGCTTCATTAATAATCACATTAATCACCTCTTTTTACAATCATATTATACTAAATATTTTTAATAATGTCAATATCGAATACTAAATTTTTTTATCTTTTTTGTTTTTGGGAGTGATCGTATGGTTAACTGAAGCTTAAATAAAATCATAATATCCCCCATAGGTATCACTAAATATGTAACAAAACTTAAAAGAATTGTTACATCTAATATTAAGAGAAAAATATCATAATTATTCTTATGAAAACACTTGACAATAATAATTATATTTAGTATAATCTAATTGTACCAAAGAAATGCGGTACAAAATACATACCCGGCAGGAGGTAGAAAGGAAATGCAAGAAGGCATGACAAACGACCAATTAAACACAATGTTGGAAACCATAGCCAAACTAATTGAAGCGCAAGCCAAAACACCGCAGGAAGCGGCGCAGATTGTACGAGATGCCAAAACAAAATAAAATAGGCTCCCTCGAGCCGTCCAAAGCACAGGGAGCCTAAAAGAAACAAGGGCGGCATGGCCTGCCACATGTCGCCTTTATTATACTACAAGACAAAGAAAAATAAAAGCCCCACCAATAAGGCGGGGCAAAATAATTTTAAAAAGATTTTGAAAAGCTATTGACATATCTATATAGATATGATATACTAAACATGTAATCAAGAGAGGCGGCGAGGTTGTTCACTTCCTGAAAAGGTGGTGAGACAATGAGCACAAGCGATGTAATTCTATTACTTAACTTTGTGGCCGTTGTTGTCTTTGGAGTTATCAACATAACGACAAAGAAATAACCGCCCCTACTTAGCGTAAAAGCGGCGATTTCTTCAAGTCTTAAAAACTTACAGGAACGACCGCTATTACCAGTAGCAAGCCGCCTTTCTTGTTTACAGTATATTACAAAAAGGGGGAAAAGTCAATGGCAAAAACCAAAGCAGAAATTCAACGGGACTATGAAAAGCGCACTGGATACGAAGCTCAAGCCAAGTATAAAAAAGCAAATACAAAACAAATTGCATTGCAACTAAATATAAAAACAGATACTGATATATTGAAAAAGCTTGAGGAAGTACCAAATAAACAAGGCTACATTAAAGCACTTATTCGGGAAGATATAGCCGAAAGCAAGGATTAATAATATAATTAGACAACAAACCGCTTGGATAAAACTCAGGCGGTTTTTTATTTCGCTTTATTTAGCCCTACAAGGCCGAATAAGGCGTTTTTTATTGTCCATAAAGAAAAGTATCGTTTTACTGCTTCACGGCCTTAAATAGCCTCTGAAAGCAAAACAAAGATATTAATTCAATTAGACATGCTTCTATTTTTTTCTACAAGCCCGATGCAGACGGTTTTATGCGATTTTAATATAATTCCATATCTTAATACAAAAAACGCCTTAAATCGCCACACAAACAAAAACCCGGCCAACTCCAAAACGGAGAAAGCCGGGAATTTTTTTATTTGAAGCGGGAAAGGGTAATAATAGCGCAACATTCATTTCTGTGGTCATACCATGCACAAGAATATCCATTGCAACCCATATTATGAAGCGGGCATAGTCGATAGTTATTAATGGGGTTCTGATCCACAGTCGTTTGATATTTGCTCGTTTGAAAGTCGTTAACCATAGTCGTTTTTCTCCTTGATAGTCGATAGTCGTTAATCTTCTGGTGGCAGAGCTTTTTGATACTGTTCTACCAGCTTATCCGGATCCGGTTCTTCTCCTAATGGATTATTGGGCGTTACAACTAAATCCTGCTGGTCTTTGTATCCAAACATATTCTTTCCAAGGAAGATACCAGAAGCGGGATTGATCTTCCCATTTTGCATATAATCAACCCATAATTCCTCTAAAATATCGATGGCTTTTTTAATCAAGTCGTAATGTGTATTACTACGTGTTGCACCTGTCTTCCACTGGTGGACAGTATCTCTATGTACACCCAGCCAATTAGCCATGCCAATCATATTGGGCTTTCTATCATTGTCAATGCAGTAGTTAAAATATTCTTGGATCCGTTTTTCAACTTGTTTCGGGTCTGAAATATCAATAGGGGGCAAGTCCCACGATACAAGTGCATGGCGCAAATAACGAGCATTGTCACCAGGTTGGACGTTTTCTTCCCCAAAATTTTTTTGTGGGTTAGGAACCCAATGGCGTTTTTGTTTAACGATTTGATTGGTTAATTCGCTTTTTTTATTCTCTGCCAGTGTTATTACCTCCTATAAAATTTGAAATTATCATTGCGGTTAATGATGCAGCTTGTTCTGGTGGTATACCGTGTTTTACTAACTGCAAATAAAATAAAGCGGTTGCTTCTGCAGTAGCACCAAGAGCGCTTATAAAATCTTCCATAATTATTTAATTCCTTTATGCTTATTTATTGCTTTCTTGTCGCACTTCTCCGGCGGACAGCCTCTAGGCTTACCGGTGTCCAGAAGATAATTACAGTATTTAACGAATCCATATCCGTGGGTTGCCAGTGCTCTATGATAGACGCACCCTTCACAGCTTTTCCGGTTCATGTGCTTTGGCGTCTTTGCAGTAGAAGTCATCTTGTTTGTTAGTATGCCAGAAAATAGAATCTCCGGTCATATCACATTCGATATGGGAGAAAGGACACTCTTTCTTATGCCTATGTACGCAGTCCTTGCAAGTGGTGTGCGGTTTGGGCGGGTCTTTGCTTGCCGCCAGAACGGAACAAAGCAAGAAGCCTAACGGTGCGCCTAAAAAGTACCCTAAAAATAATAATTGCCAGCCTGCCATGATCATTCCTCCTTCGAAATATTACAGTGCAAATTTTTAGGCTTCCATGCTGCAACAAAAACAGGATAATAATCTTCTGTGTAGTCCGTTCCGACTTCAAGTACAATTTTCTGTGTTAATATGTCTATCATAAGTAAAGAATCAACGTATTTTTCTTCGCTCATTTTGCAAAGCACTTTAGTAGGAGGAATATTTGTACTTAATTGCTTATTACTTATGGTCAAAGATCCCATTGCGCTGCGATACCCATCATCTGGATCCTCTTCAGCGCAATAAGTAATCCCATCTAAAGTAAAATAAAATAATTCAGACTGCCCGTCGTCGCTGTGCCCATATTCAACGGCGCTTAAAGTATGAATCCCGCATAAAGATTCCAGTGTTATATTGGTCAAGATCAATTCTCCTTTCCGTTTCTAAATCCAAATTCATAAGCCTGTGCAATTCCAATGGACCATATCAGCTTCATGATAAAATTAATCCAAGTGTTTTGCGTGTTTCCATTAGCAACGGTTTGGAAAAGATCACATAAAGCGCAGGCGGTAATGATAAGCCATACCACACAAAGCCTGCTTTTTGTGAAGCGGGCAAGTTCTTTCATGATTTTTCCACCTCCGGCTGTATGTTACGCAGGAATGTTTCAGCGAATTTGATATCTTCATCACTCATTAAATTCGCCATTTCCTTGATTTCACTAAACTTACTGAGCACCATTAACCATTTCCCGCAAGGATTCAGATCCATAAATATATTTCTTTCAATCCCGGTCACGGCTGTTCTTCCTTTCTCTTACCGTAGTTACAAAAATCATTTGGAGCGACTATCTTCGGGCCGCAATCACAATAGTTATGCCATTCAATGCATATCCATTCAACGCTTTTCAAACCTGGCTGATGAATACAATAACCGCACTCTCCACAATAGCACGCACCAGCAGCATGAACAGGGTCGATAGTTGGCATTGATTTGATTTGTTCGCAAGCCTTCTCGTTTAAATAAACCAGGGCTAAATCCGCATCAACCAGTCGCATTTTTCACCTTCTTAACTTCTCGATCATTTCAGACAGTTTCATAACGTCCGGGTGAGATTCAGGCTTTCCGGAATTTAATTCGCACCGTCTCAGCCGTTCAAATTTTTCTATCAGGAGTTTAGGATCTCTCTTTTGCCTTTTTAATTCCTCTTCGCTTATGATGATCGGGGGGCGCAGGAAATAATGCTCTTCATTCATTTGATTCCTTCCTTTCGCCATAGTTGCAATAATGGTTATCTTTACAATGATGCAAAGAATTTGAACAATCAACCCATAGCTTTTTTGTTCCGTCATCATCAAATTCGTAACTTTCATCTGCTTCCCATTTTATACAATCCTTACACCTAACTACGGGGACAGCGTCGTTTAAATGCAGCTTCATTAATTCCGATACTGGTGTATACTCTCCGCAGCCAAAACAGCCAATAGCAAGAACTCCATTAACGATATCAATATCAAGAGCATCACCACACTTAGGACACCAAATCCCATTTTCAGCGGATAATCCTCCGTTAACCGCATTTAGAATTTCCTTTATTTCTTCTGGATCAAGGCCAATGTCCTCGTAAGCCTTTAAACGTTCCCAAACTTTACGCTGAGAACAGTATCCGTCCTCGCAGAAACTTCCTCCCGGTGTCTCCCGGCACATTGCTATATCGCAAAAATTTCCTTCAAATGTCAATCTATCCATTGTTCTCCTCCTGAACGCCGCGCCATTTCCAATTGTTATCGTTATTATATTCGCACCCAGTACAAATATCACGGTTGTAATGGTCGTTATAATAACACGCTTCACATTTCCAGTCACTGCGTTTTCGCAGAGTGTTTAAATCCTCCACCGCCTGATCTCTTTCACGCTTTAGGCGGTTGCGTTCTTGTCCCAGCCTGATAATTTCCGCGTCTTTCGTCCTGCAAAAATCCAAGGTCTCCTCGGCTTGATCGAGTTTAGCTTTCAGCATTCGGATTTTATCAGCCAGGCGTTTATTGGTGTCTATTGCGCTTTGGCCGTTTTGCGCCAGTGCTTCCAATATTTTAATGGCTTCGGCGGCCTGATTATCTAGATCAGAATCGATAAGCGCCGCTCGCATTCTCAACAGTTCGACTAATTCCTCATACATGGCTAATCCTCCTCAGGTGGTTCTGGAAGCGGCTGCCACCATGAAACAACAGCGTTTTCCCATACAGGGTATTCATCAATGAACCACCCGCCCGTCTTGTTCCACGATCCGAGCTGATATGCGTTGTGAAGTGTAATATTTGTTTCGGGCTTTCCGTTTACAATACACAAAACAACTTCGTGTTCTTCCGGTAGCCTGTCATTAACACTGATCCAGCCGTTGTTTGTCATAGCTCAGTCCTCCAAATTCATCTTAGCGCCGCAGTTGGGGCAGTAGTTGGATTTTGTCATAATTCCTCTTGTGCCTACTGTATACTTTCCGCAAGCAGAACACTCAAGCACCGGGACAATATCATTCCATATATTTTCTTTCTGTACTTCTATCCACTTCCCATGCTTCACCTCTGCCACGTCGGCGGCGGGTAGCAGTTCAATCATTTTTGCCACATTATCAAAACACACACTGTATTCACTTAATCTTCCCATTTCTGCTTTTGTTCTCAGAATTCTAACCAGTGCCGCTTTTTCTAGGTACTCAGCCATTGTCAATCCTCCTCGTCATCTGGGTATTCCGGCATAGCCGTCCAATGGGTCACTTCTCCCGGTTCTCTTTTGAATCCATAAACTACCCATATCCCATCATCAGAAATATATCCTTCATGTACAGTAGGGAAAGGTTTTTCTCCTGGCATTCTGCACAGTACGCTGACAAACGGTTTAGGGGTTATTCTGTTAACATTTATCCAGTCCATTGTCAATCCTCCTGTTTAGCTTTATAAGGGCAAGCATAAGAAAATGGTTTCCACGGTTGTATGGTTATTTCTGTCCTGTTAGGCTCATATGATATGGTTATTTCGCATTTTTCTTTGGTCGCTTTTTCAATTAGTGCGTTAAAATCAATATTTTCAAACATTATAAACCCTCCTGTTCCAAGCGAACATTTAATCTGTGTGTTTTCTTGAATTTTTGAACTTCCACCAAGTCCTCACAATCGTGAAGAATCATCATTTGTTCCAACATGATTTGAACGTCTGCGATCTCTTCGGCAATAGCTTCACGGTTATCTTTGCCCCTGGCGCGCTTACAAAGCTCCTTTTGCAGTTCTGACATTTCCTCAAAAACCATAAGTGTTTGAGCTTCAGCACCCCATTTATTCAGAGCTTCGCAATATATTTTGTGTGGCTTTAATTCAGTCATGGTTTATTCCCTCCAACGCTTTCTCAATTCTGGAAGCGAGATTGTCCAATACAGCCTCCAGTTGCTCAACTGTTTCCGCACAGTAATCATCAGATGCCATTTCCCTTGCCGTGTAGGCCGATAGAGCGGATTTTAGGGAGGAATGGTGCCCTATTACCCTTTCAACCGTCTTGCCCAAATTCGGGCTTGAACGCTTTGAAATGATATGGCGCTCACATAGGGCGATAGTCCCATTTTCCAAGGTGCAGATTCTGTAATCTCCCAAGGTTAGGTTAATCATTGCTTTTATCCTCCGTTCCCGCCTGTTTGCGGCGGGGTTAAATTCAAGGGATTAAACGCTTCATGGAATCGTTAAGCTTTTGATAAGTATCGCTGCACATAAGCATAGAAACAACACTATCCGTCAGCGTTTTAGCCATAACATCATCAAAGGTTTGTTTAATTCCGGAATTTACTTGGCGTTTCAAAATATCTGCCTTTTTTTCTACTTCTTTTTGAACGGTTTGTAATATCGTTGTCCTCATGTGTTCAATATCAAATTTTTCTTCTAAAGAGTTCTTGACACATTCATTTAAGTATTGCTTTCTAGTAAGTTTCTTTGGTTCTTCTCCCCAATTTCCACCAATAGTTACAGTCTCTTCCATGAATTCGTTAACCGAATTGGAAATTTGTTTTTCAACCTCTTCCTTGGTGTATTTTTTCAAAAGTTTTGTTATAAGTATCCTTAACTAAGCTTACTATCTCGTCATGCGCCGTTTTATATATACCCATTTCCACTGAGTTCTTAACGGTATGGGTAATATATTCGAGCAGGTTAGTCATATCGACTTCCAGCTTTGCTTCATTAAGTTTAAAATCGGCAGTGTCGTTATAGGGGCACGCTTCATAACCTCCATTATGTTCACAGATTGGCGTTCCATCACTATAATCATAACCACAAAAATATTTACAGTTTTTACAGTCTTTCATTCTAATCTCCTTTCTTATTTAGAGAGGTAAATTCTTCCCGTCCAAAATCTCAACAAGCCGCCTGCATACAGGACAGCCGCTTTCTTTCACAGCCTTGAACTGCCCGCCGAACGCCACGCGGATTTGGTCGATGTATTTGTAAAGCTTCAGGTCGTCTTTTTCTTTTCTCCGCGCTTCCTCGTACTCTCTCCTGAGGGCTTCTTTTCCCTCCGCGGCTTCGTCCTTGGAAAAAGCGCCGCGCCGGTAAGCATGGTACAGCCAGGTAAGCCCACGGTATGCAACGCGCTCTAAAGGAAGCGCGGAACGGGGAAGAGGCCGCCCATTTCCGGCAATGGTACAAAGCTCGTCAAAGGTCATGGCTGATCTCCTCGATGGTTACCTTTACGCAGGGATTCTCCGTGTACCGCTTGATAACCGTTAAATCGGCGATCTGAGCGTCGTCGTCATAAGCGATCCCATTTAAAGCGTCCGCAACCACCTTCGCAATGTTATCGGAATCAGGCTTTTTTGTGGGGAGAAGGTCTCCGCTTAACGCCGAAATCCTGTCTTTGTTGGAAAATGATTTGGGAACCTGAAATCCCGCGTAAATCTCCATCTTCAGCGCAGGCTTTTGTTTTCCCTGAGTTCTGATTTTCCCACGGGCTCCATACCGTTCCAGAAATGAAGTTTTAATCAGATTTTCGTACAGCACTGTGTTTTCCGGCGTGTAGCTGTGCCCGGTTTTACATGTCCTGGCCCTGGCTTTTCCCTGCGGCTTGCCGGGGATATAGAGCGTAACCAAACTGTTCCCTCCTTTGTTATTTCAGCCTGTAATTTTTATGTGGGTCTTTGGCAATATCCCAGTGGTATTCTTTCGTTCTCTGGTAAATCCTGCTTCCCACTGCCTCGTCAAAAAATAGAATTTGATCGACAGTCAATTCACTGGACAGAACCGTCGCCAGGTTGTTATTATACCGGTAATTAATGAGTTCAAAAGCCACGTTGATATCGCCTTGTGTGGGGGCTTTTTTCCTGCCTGTCTCATCGTTTCCTGTGCGAAAAAAATCGTCTATGTAAAGCACAGGAACGGTTTTCAAGGGTTTAATCAGGTTTGAATATGCCGTATCATCATTGACAACGGCTTTCAGCTTCAACGCCTCGTCCCGCCACAGCATATATTTTGCGCTGATTCCACGATTTAAGAATTCACCCACTATAGCCGTACACAAATGCGTCTTCCCAGCCCCAACCTGTCCGCCGATAAAAAACCATTTCCGGTCGTGATCTTCCAGAAATTTCAAGGCGCTGTTTTTTACAGCCTCCTGCCAGGGGGATTCTGTCTGAAACTTATCGAAGGTATATTCGTTCAATAGGTCACCCAGGCCGCTTTGCCGGATTCTCCTTAAACTATCCCGAAGCTTCATACACTCACAGGGTTTCGCAAATTCGTATCCGTCCTTCAGGTAATGTATCACGCCCTCGTTTTTACAGATTGGGCAGTCATACCCTGTTAGATTTCCTTTAACTTCGTTCATGGCCTGAATGCGCCGTTCCTGGATATCCTCAAATGTAATTTCCGTATTTCTGTTTTGAAGTTTTCGCCGTACCTCCGGAGGGGCTTTCCTGAGCAGACTTTCCAGCATGATTTTCTCCCCTTTCATCTCTGGATTCCCATGCTATAAGCTTTTGTTTCCAGTTTTTAACTGAATTCCCATTATTATCTTTCCAGCCTCCTGCTTCGTAATAATCAAAAAAGCGTCTGGGGTCTACGCTGCTATTCCGCTCCTTGCAGTATGCCTCCACTTCTTCAAAAGAAGGAGGAGAAAAGGATTTTTTCTTTTTACTTTCTTTTTTTACTTCTCCTTTGTCTTTTTCTTTGTCTTTGTCTTTTTCTTGGGGGGCGTTCGGTACCGTTCGGCGGCGTTCGGTACCGTTTGCCATTGCTCCATTTTCACGGTTTTTCCTGCATTTGGCTTCATACTTTGCGTTATCACGGTCAATTTGATCTGCAAACACGTCAAATAAGATTTCTTCCCTGCCCTGAAGATTGATAAGCTGTTCTCCTGCGCTGTATGATAACAGCGCCCTAAAAAGCCTCCCGCACTCTGCGTCAGAGAGTTTTCTCATGGCATTCAAATAGCTGTGATAGGCACAAAAAAACTCACGCGCCATTTATTCACCGCCTTGAATATCGGTTTTGCCTGATGCCTGTTTATGTATCCTGCGGTAATGCGCTCTTACCGAAATTAAATCTTCTCCTTTTGACTTGGCTACGAAAAAACGAAGAGGTTCGACATTTAAAGCCTCTGTTCTGCGGCGGTTATCGCTCTCTTTAAGGAATCTCTCGATTTCGTCAGGATCATCACTTCTCCAATAGCCCTTAGCACTGCTGGAGGATAAAATCCGTTCGCCGTTTCTCATAAGCCGCTTGATTTCGTCCCTTACCCTTCTATCGTCCCAGCCGGTAAGCTTGGACAAATCTTCCCGGCTTATGGCGTTTTCTTTTCCATAAGGGATTAGGTTTAATAGCTCCACGTTCCCACCGCCTTTCTTTTGGTTAGTTAAAAGGTAAGTCGTCATCCGAAATTATTTCTTCAAAGTCATCGTTTCTCGGAATAGTTACAATAGGCTCATTACTCTTATCTTTTTTGGATTCCGCGAAATGCACACTTTCCGCGACTACCTCAAACGCTTTCCGTTTATTGCCGTCCTTGTCCGTGTAGCTGCGTGTTTGAATGGAACCTTGCACCGCTACCAATTGACCCTTATGAAAATACTTGCAGACAAATTCAGCGGTTTGCCGCCATACCACTACGTCGATGAAATCCACCTGGCGGTCTGTGCCTGATTTTACATAAGACCGTTCTACCGCAAGGGTAAAGCTGGTAACTGCTATGTCGTTAGGTGTGTACCTCAGTTCTGGGCCTGAGGTTAACCGTCCCATTAAAATCACTGTATTTAACATGTTAATCCTCCAAATAATTTTTTCCGAACTCCCGGATAAAATCCTCTGTATCCCATTGATAGGCTTCCATCGCCTTCATTTGGGCGATCCGCTTTATGTGCAGATCGGATTCCCGGTTTTTATGTACGCTGTCGTTTCCCTCCTGGTGGCACCGGTAATGGCAGAGGGAAACCCATAAGCCTAAACGCTTTGACTTATCCCGGAATGAGCCGCCAAACGCCTCGTGGCGGTTGAGAGGGTCATAATACCCATTGGCATAGCAGATAAAGCAGCTTTCATCGGCTTCGTCCTGTATGATGCTTGGCGCGTAGCCGTTCCGGTCAAGCTTTGCTCCATATTCGTTAACCACTATGCCACTCTCTTTCTATCTGTGCGTCCATTATCCTGATTTGCAGTTTATAACTGTTGATTGCCTCCATTGCAGACTTATATACCACCTCGGCGCAATCACGTTGAAATCTCAGTTTTGCAATATCAGATTTTCCTTTGCAGACATCGGAAATGATAGTTACTGGAGTGCCGTTTGCACGCTCTTCCAGAATTGCCTTTGACAGCGCCATTCTATAATTACTTTCGGCCTCGGCATAAGCCTGTCCGCGTTTTCCAAGCTGACGGATCGCGGCGTCAAGCAAAGCGGTCTTTTCGCCTACCGCGTTAATTAAGTCATTCATTAGTGCCTCCCTGCCAGACAAATACACGTTTGCGGTCTTTATCCTTATTGGCAAGCCTCCAAATAGCAAGTCCCGAAATTTTTCTGTCCTCTGTATAGGCTATTTTTGTTACTTCGAATTTATCGTAAGTTGTAGCCTTACCATTTTTAGATACAATGGAAATTTCAGAGGACGGAATCCAAATAAATGGAGCCGTGTAAAGTTCCCGGCCAATGCCCCAATTTACACAAGCCCGCTTAAAGCTGTCAGAGGCTTCGCCTTTTTCTTTTTCAGCTTGACTTTCTGCACCCGCATCATCCTTCCATACCCATTCACTATCAATCTTGATACCAACAGAACAGAATAAATTCCCCTTACATTCATAATGCCTGCGCTGCCAGTTTCCCAGGCCAATTGTAGTGTCTAAGATATTCATATCGACACGGGCGTCTTTATATAGAAGCAGGGAACAGCCGGATTCTTTAACTTGAGCTACTCTCACGTCAATTTCATCAGCTTTCAACAGTCTGAATTCCATTTGCTACCTCCAATTTTCTGATCGGACAGTTCCACCCAATAGAATCTCTAGGGCTGGCCATTTCCTCATGAGTAAGGTCACATTCAAAATGCCGTTTCATGTTCATAAAACTATGATTACACCACTCGCAGCACTCCAGACCGTTTATAAATCTGATCTCTATGGGGACAGTGTATCGGGTGAATTCAACTATTTCTTTGGTAGGCATAACATACCTCCTTCAGCCACTCCTGGGCTTCGTATTCCGGGCTTTTATCTGTTTCCGGTTCCTCGTTATCGGTATCATACAGGTACTCAAATTCCGCGCGGGAGAGGCCGTTATCAAGGGTTTTCATTTTTACTCACCTCTAAGGTGTAGGATTCGTTATCAAGTGTAAATTCAAATTCGATCGGCTTATACAAAATCCCAGGGGTGCGATTGAACTTTGCGGCCTTTAGTCCTTCACAATCGTTATCTTTGATTAGGGCTAGCAACTCATGATAAAATTCTAATATGTCCATTTGACAAACCTCCTGTTTTGGTTTAAAATATATTTAATGTATTTTTTCTTGCCGCTCTTCGTGATGCCAGTCGCGAGGGCGGCTTTTCTTTTGCCCATTCAAAGCCTTTTTAATGTCTTTCGCCTCAGTATATGGGCCGTAGTGGTTAACACAATCTGAAAAACGGCAGTGAAAGCAGTCTTTGTCACAGATGGATTGTTTCATTTCCATAACTCACCTCTCTTATGTACCGGCTCCTTTTCTTCTTTAAAGCGTTCCTCAGCTTCCGGTTCCGGTACCGCTCGCCGATATATGCCGCTGTGAATACGGCGCTCCATACCGCCAGAACGATAAACGCCACCGTCATTTCTGTGCTCATGTGCTTGTCCTCCTTTATGGTTTTACGCCTCTTTAAGAGATTTACGCCATGCAATGCACCGACCCATTTTTGCGCCGTCAGATTTTCTCTGAAAATATGGGTTATGGTAAAATCCGCTTTTGTCATAGGTATAAATCGCATAGCAAATACAAGGCTGGCCGTCCATATCCTCATAGAGAAGTTCAATCTCCTCATCAAAAAACTCACATGGCATTTTTGCACCTATCCAAATGATGTTCCAACCGTCCTGATTCACTATTTTCCGAACTCTTTCTATGTCGTCTGCGTTCATGTGCTTGTCCTCCTTTCAGATTTAAATAAGCAGATTGATGGTCCAGCTGACTAAAAAAGAGACAGCGAAAACTAAAACCAGTAACACGATATCTTTCTTATTTACTGTCAAACTGGCTTGTCCTCCTTTACTGAAAATCCTTAGTTTTCGAAAGTCTTACGATCCATAGAGCTATTGCATCAATTGGAATTACATAGGTTCTTCCGTCTTTAAAACCCGGCAATTTACGTTGACTGATTTTGGCACAAACATATTCGCTTTCTCTGCCTAAGTATTCAGAAAACTGTTTGGCGTTGAGAGTTTCACAATTAAATCTGGTTCTTATTTCAGAAGCAATTTCTCTGACCAGTGTTCGGTCTTCAAGTGTCATATAATCATCTCCTTTCTACCGCTTGAGAACGTGTGTAACACCTATTTAATCAACATAGTTAGGCTCAATCGGAATCCACATATTGGGGTTGAAGTTAAGAGTGTATTTGTACTTGCTGACGTCATCTGAGGTAATATCTTCAACAACGTAAGTCACATTATCGCTAAGTCCAATAAAATGCTTTTTATACTCTCCGTTTTCATCTTCAACAACTACTTCAAGCTGATTATCTTCCACATCGGCAGTGATGGACATTTTGCCTGTCATTTGAAACAACACATCACCTTGCAGGCAGTTTATTACAGTTATTTGCCTAATATCGTTGAAATTATCAGCTTCCAGCGATAAATTGTAAGAAACCTTTTCGGCTTCCGATTGGCAGGCAGTAAGGGTTAATAGTCCGACCGTCAAGATCGCTAGCGTAGTAATTGCTTTTTTCACGAAATACCTTCTTTCCGCCGCCTGAGAGCGGCTATTTTATTTTGGTTTGATTGCCTGTCCTCCCAATGAGTGGTAAAATGTCAACAGGGAGGAGGTGACCAAATGAAAGAATTTAATGACTTTATTCAATACGCAAAAGAACATATTAATGAAATCCAATATGATACAGTTTCTTCATTGCAAAACGAATGGAATCAAGGACTTACTCTTTCAAAAGAAGATGTTTTCCTAATCACAAAAATTTCTAATCAGCAGACAATGGCTTTGCTTCGTCATTATCATCAATGGCTTCAATCGCAGAAATAACGCCGTTGTTAATACTTTGCTGAATTTCAGTGTCATTTTTGACCGATTCGTTTGAACGATATATCTCTTTTCCATCACAAAAAAGTGAAACCGTTTCATATTGCCGCTCTTGTATCGCTACTACAAGGGCGGCTATTTCTTTTGGCTCCGCCTTGATCGTAATTTTCATATCTCTCACCCCACTTCCTTTTCGTTCTGCTTCGCCCAGTTCCTTGACTGATGGGGAATAGGCGTAGTATTCTTTGCTTGTACTTATCAACCTGATAGATGGAGGTAAATATGACACAGGAACAAATAGAAATGTTGAAACGTTCGTTAAGTGGCGTAGATTTGCTTTTGTGCAACCAGGAAGAAAAGGCAATCGTCCGCTTTCTGATTTCGCAAGGTCTCTGCGAAAAGCCTGTTGCGCTGAATCAGACCGTCATATATACCAGCGAAGCAGGAAAGGCGTATCTGCATTCACAAGAACAAATACTCGAACAACAGGCCAAGAACGAGCGCCAGCAAAGATTTGATAATAAGATTTCTGTACTGTCTGTGCTTATACCTCTTATAACTTTCATCATCGGCGTACTGATTGAACATTGGGTAGGTCTTATAGATTCTTTTCTTTCTCTTTTTCAATGAATCCATTCTCCTTTTATCCCGCTTCCTTTTCGCCACAGATATTCACGTTTTAGTGATAGTGCTTTTATTTAACTGTTTGTTGCCTCTTCGCCGTATATTTGCTTGCACTGTTGTTTGCGCGAGATCGGCGTTGTATTTAAGACGTTTATTTTCATCAAGTTCCCCTGTGTATCCGCGTTTGAGTTCTTCGTAAACAGCAGCAACACTTCTTTGGATTTTTGAGGCAATATCTACTACTCTGTTTCCGTCGTTGTATAGCGATTCTATTTCGCGACGCTGGTCAAATGTCAAATATGAGTATTTTCCCATTTTTAAGGCCCCTTTCTTTGTTAAGATTAAAAAAATAAAGCAGAAAAATCGTTTTGATTTCCTCTGCTTTTAATATTACTCTCTCCATGCGAAAAAGTCAAGAGTAAAAGCAGAAAAAATTAAAATGTTTTTTTAGAAGGCTTCAAGCGGATTCGGCGACGTACCTTTCAAAGAGCGAACCCGACGTTTCAAAGCCTAAAATCTCACGAGGATAATTATTGATCCATGATTCTACGCGGTGAATATATACGGCGGTTACTTTCCGGAAGTCTGTTCCTTTCGGTAAGAATCGCCGTATCATTTTGTTTATATTCTCATTTGTTCCCCGCTCGTATGCGCTGTATGGGTGGCAATAATAAGCTTTCGTGCGCTTTCGGCCCTTCCCATAAACAGAACGTTCTATTCCGGCGCAGTCCGCGAACTCTGATCCGTTGTCAAATGTAATACTTTTGAATATCGTTGAAAACCGTTTTCCGTAACGGCGTTCCAGCTTGTTCAGCGCCGCTACAATGCTGATGGAAGTCTGATCCGGTATCTTCATAATGATTTCCTCCCGCGTCAACCGTTCCGAAAGGACAAATAAAGCTTCCTTCGTCTTTTTCTTTCCGCATACGCAATCGCCTTCCCAATGTCCGAAGGTTTTTCGCTCTCCGATCTCTGGGTCGCGTCTTTCTATGCTTTCACCCGCCGACGTGCGTGCGGATTTTTTGCGCTCCACCTTGTCGTACTTCCTTTTGCGTTTTCCATTTTCCGGCAAGCTCTTGCGACTGATACTGTAAAATATACCTTTATCGATATAATTATAAATCGTCTTTTCACTAATCTTCGTTTTAAAGGTCAGCCCCAGTCGTTTGATTTCTCCTATAACGGCGGCGGGTGAATACCCTTCTTCACCGATCTTTTTTTCGATGAAGGCGGCTAATTCGTAATCGTTCCCGATCTTCAATTCCCCGCCTTTGTCTTTAAGATTTTCTTCATAGCGTTGTTGGGCGATTTCCGGCGAATAGCATTCTTCCATTGTCAAGTCGGAATTCAAATGCGTATAGGTTCCGCGCTTTAATTCTCTGTATATCGTTGTATTATGGACGTGCAAGCGGTCGGCAATTTTACAAGGCTTCAAGCCCTCTTTCAGTGCCTTCTCGATTTTAAGGCGATCCGTCCACGTCAAATGCTTGTGCATTCTCGTTTTCCCCTTCCTACGAAATAAAAAAGGGCGGCATATCCTGCCGCCCTCCGTTGCTTCGCTTATTCTGCCAAGAACTGTTCAATCGCTTTCTTGATAACTTGCGCTTGCGCCGTCCCTGTTACGGCGCACTTTTCCTTGAAGGCTTCTGCCATCTCTTTCGGAATGCGCACGATAATAGAACCATATACGCGATTATTATAGCGGTTCTTCACCGCCGAAGAAGTTTTTGTTTTTCTTTTTTCCGCCATCGTCCTCACCTTTAAAACAATTCTTCCGCTTCGACGTAGGCACGCAATTCCTTTTCATCGTTGCAAATATCCTTCGGAACCTTGTATTCCACGGATAGTCCGCCAATCGTACAGGAAAGCACCCAGCATTCGCGCCGCTCTGTGATCGTGTATTCTTTGTTTCCCTTACGAATAACCATATTCCGCCCCTTTCCGCCCGCTCCGTTGACAATCACGGGCAAATTATATTATAATAGGGCTTACGGGAAGGGCGGTTTCCCGCCCGTTCCCTGCCTATGAAAGCTATTTGCTTTCTTTGGGATTTGAAGCCTTGTCGGATTTTTGTTTCTTCAAAGTGATTTTGATAACAACGCTTTCCACCGCTTCGTTATTCTCAATCGCTTTTGAAAGCTCCTGCAAGGCTTTTCCTATGTCCTGCGCCATTCTCTTCACCTCCTTTCGATATTTTAATTATATCATACTTATTGCAGTATGTCAATGGATTTTGTAAATAAACAAGAAAAAATAAGGCGGCGGGAATTCCCCCCCACCGCCTTCATTCGTTGTCTAAAAGCCAATCAACAGAAACGCCCAACGCTTTAGCAAATACTTTTAACTCAAAATCTGAAACAAATCGCGTTCCAATCTCTATTCGACTTATGCTATCTCGTTCCAAATTGGCACCCATTGTTTGGATTTTTGCCGCTAAATCTTCTTGGCGCAGTCGTTGAACAACTCGTGCTTCTCGTAATCTTTCCCCACAAATATTCTTTTTTCCATTGTAGTCGTATATTTTCATTGTGCCAATATTCCTTCTTTATTCTTATTATTAGCGAATAATGTGCTAATATTCCGCTTTATTCTTGATTTTACAGTGTGAACCATGTATAATTGTGTTAAAGATCAGAATTAAGTATTCTAATCAATTTCAGTGTTATAATTAGGAGGAATCGGAAATATGAAATGCCAAAATTGCGGTGCAAACGTGGAAAACGCGCAGGTGTGTCCTAATTGCGGAACCATATTACAAGCTGGGAATTCTACTTCTCAGCAAATACCTACCATCATCATCAACAATGTGAACAAAAATGAAAACACTAATATTAATGCCGGATACAGCGGTAATGGTATTAGTCATAAGAGTAAAATGGTCGTTTTAATTTTAGCGATCTTTTTAGGCTGCCTTGGCATTCACCGTTTTTACGTGGGGAAAGTAGGAAGTGGGATTATATGGTTTTTGACTGGCGGTTTATTTGTGTGCGGTTGGATTTATGATATCGCGAAGATCGCTTCCGGCACTTTTACCGATGGTGCTGGGTGTGTAATCAGAAAATAAAAAATCCCCCGACTCAACCCATCTCGGATAAAGCGGGGGAACTTATTGACAAATAGAAAAAAGAAGCGGTTACAATAAAAGCGTAAGGCGCTACCTTTGAGACGGTTAGCCCATCTTTAAAGCGATAGAAGTAACTGCTAAGTTGGGAACTGGGCGGTTACTTCTTTTTTATTGCCAAAACAAGGCTCATAATGCCGATGACGAATGAAGTTGTAAAAATAAGTGTATATTTTTTCACAAATGGCATAAAATAGAGGTAGGCGATATGTGTTCGAGATAGCTATTGACTTTTAGTCAACCTCGTGGTAACATATTGCTAGTGATCGTATTGTAGTAACCTGCGGGCCTACAATCCATTGGAGCCTCTGCTTTTGCGGGGGCTCTTTTGTTTTTCAGAATTGAGAATTTAACCGCTTTTTCGGGTTTATTTTAAATTATGCAAGTCAAAACATAAAATAAACAGCCCTCCCACCGAAAACGGTAAGGAGGGCGGAGCTATAATGTTCAAGCCTGAATTTATACCCCGCGCCAGGCAAGCGGCGGTTGTAAGCAAAACGCGCTTTTATATTCCGCCGGCGTTAAGCGGGAGAAGGTTCATCATGTGATTGATCGTGTAGCGTTTTACGTGACTTGAATCCTCGCATCAGAAATTAACCGAACAAAAAAGGCTGTTTTTGAGGTCTTCTAATGGATACAAGCGTTTAATACCACAAAAAGGGCCGTAATTAATAATATAAACTCCCTGAGGATTTGTCTCAGAGGGCTAAAATTATTTAATCCAGGGAAACAGTTTTTGAATCCAAACAGTTAGCCTTTTTGAGCAATTCTATAGGGATTACATACCGTTCTCCCTGACCACCGTTATATATGGTATCCCAGGCACCATTTTTGCGGTGAGTATCCTCAACTAAATCCCAGGGTTGTTTCGTTCGTTTTTCAACTATGATGGGGTCAATAACATTTTTTATTTTATCAGGGATTTCAATATCATATTGACTTAAGATTTTAGAAGCCCCATAGCCATTATATAAGTAATAAACATCTGGGACTACGGGCCCGAATTGCCAAGCGCAAATATCGTTATTAAATAAGGGTTCATTATTTTTGGAAAGCCATTCAACCTGAATATAATACAATATCTTCTGCAATTGAAGGTTGCTAATAGGACACTGCTCTTTTGAGCATTTGCTAATAATATATCTAGCTAAATCAATCGCGTTATAGGACATAAAAGAAAACCTCCTTTCATATTTCCTTTATTATAGCACCTTTTTACTACATATGGATATTCATGGTTAGTTGACTTTTTAGTGTAAATGCGTATAATATAATTGATATTAAAAAAGTTTTATACTTTTTGTAAGGGTGATGTTGCGACATCGCCCTATTTTTTGCCCCCAGGAAAATTCCCGGGGGCTGTCTTTCTATTATTCGCTTTTCTTGGGTTCGGTATAAGAAAGCGCCTGGCTGGAATCGCTTAGGCCGCTTGTGGTGGGGTCGTTTAACAGGTTCCATACGGATACCAGAACAGACACCACGATTACAGGGCTCTGGACGGCCTGTAAGAGCACGTTTCCTACAGCCTGCCAGCTTGTCATGTCTTCCCAGTTGAAGCCTAGGCATGCCAGCATGGGCAGAAAAATGGACGCTGCCAGGTTGAACCAGAACACAGGGTTTTTAAACCGTACCTTCCAGTTGATTTTCATTTCAGTTCCTCCCTTAACTCGTCGATTCGGTGATGGGCGCTTTTCGCGCTGTCCTCCACCTTATACATTCTTTCAATCAGGTTATTGTGCTTAGCCACTTTTTCTTCGAGTTTTTGAATCCGGTAGGTGGTCAGCCGGCTGGAAACTAAAACGCCTCCCAGGCTCCCCACGATGGTTCCCAGCAGAGAAATGACGGAGACGATGATTTCTGTTGACATCAGCTCCACCGCCTTACTCGATTACAATCTGAAGCTTTCCGATGGGTTTGCCAAAAGCGCCCGCGTAGCCGTCCTGGCCGTTTCCGGTTTCATTGTCATACTGCCAGGGATAATAGCTTCCGCCCACAGGAGCGACCCGGTATTTGGCTTTCTTATACGGCCTGATGCTGTCCGGGGTGTAATAATACACTTCAACAGCGTCAATCTCCAAACCGTTTCCCGCATAGCCGTTTACTGCGTCGTTGATATTGCAGCCGGTCACATAGGGAAGCCAATTGCCGCCCTTAATATGTACCCGGTACTTTACGGAACCAGCGGAAACACGAACAGCGACATCAGTGACGGCTCCAGTAAAACCCGCGTAATCCTCAAGGTTTTTCACCTCGGGAAGCCAGCCGTCCGCCTTGGTTCTTACCTGATAGTATACGTCTACCGTTTTCGCTGGCTTGGGTGCGGGAGTTGGAGTTGGCTTATGAAAACCATTAAGACCCTTCTCCTTGATGGCCTTAGGATAATCCTGATAGCACTTATTCATATCCACGCCGCCCTGGATTCCGGGAACACTGCCGGAGCTGGTGTACTGCCACATGCCATATTGGCCGGAATACTGGCACTCGGTGAAGTATTGGGCAACCCAGACATCATAGGGCAGCTGATCCGGATAGAATTTGTTGTCCAGCCAGCTAAGGGAGGCATAAACGCCCACATAATACCCAGCCTTTTCCACCTCAGAGCAGAAAGCCTTAATTACATTGGTCAAAGTCTGCCGGGAAAGCGTGCCCATCGTTCCATTGTCCTCTACGTCGTAATAGACGGGGTATTCGAATTGCTTGCCCTTAATGGTGTCCAGGAAGAACTTAGCCTCCTGGCGCGCCTCAGCCTCGGAAACCGCATAGCCGTAGTGGTAAGCGCCTACTGGGATCCCGGCGGCTTTGGCTCCCTTGTAATTGTTTTCAAACTGATTGTCCACCTGAGAAGGATCCGAAGAACCGAAAGAGGAACGGAGAATGGCGTAATGGATTCCAGCTCCTTTCACTTGGTTCCAATCGATTTTCCCCTGCCAGGTAGATACGTCAATACCGATAATCATTTTAACCACCCGCCGCTTTCAAGCTGGCTTTTCCTTTCCTCAATCTCTTCAGCGTTTTCCTCCTGGAGCCTTTTGGCGTCTTCCAGTGAGATACCCATAGCCGCCGCGGCTTCCTGAGGTGTTTTCCCGTAAGCGTAGGCCTTAATGATTTCTTTCTTTACTTGCTCTGTCATTTTGCTTCCTCCTATAAAGTAGTTCATTTAATTCCATAAACGGCGGTAATCATAGCGTTCGCGGCAAATCCAGAGCCGCCCGAACGGAGAGACGTGGAATTCGGGAAATAAAATCCCAAAGCCGTGTCGGGGGAGATTATGATCCTGGCCAGCCCGGAGCCGTCGCTTCCTCCGGAAACATAAGAATCACCGCCGAAGTCCGCGTGACTGTCCTTTGCTACAGGGAGTAAATTGCCGATGCCCCAGTGAAGTCCGGTGGAATTGGTAGTACCGGTCACCAGAAGCATAGTGAAGTTCAAAATGCTTTGGGACAGCTGAACTGTAGTATTATTAGTGGTCAGCTTGCCCTTCCATAAAGGAGTAACCTTGATCCCGGCGTCCGCTAGGGGAACCGCACCCACATCGGCGGCGGTTAGATTATTAATCGTATTGTTGGTGGTATTAATATCATTAGCCCCAAAGGTATCCCCTTCCTGGGTGTACTCCGTAGCGTCCTGGATTGTGCTGTAGCCCTGGGAATCCGTGGTGATAATGTACCGCTTTCCGCTCTCTGGCGGGATATAATCCTTATAATCCGTTTTTAAGTTTGTCTCCATTAAAACTCGCTTCCTTTCAACTCAAATGATAGCTTTGGACGGACGGCCTTCTGCCTTTGAAACGCGCTGTATAAGGATAATAGAATCCCCTCTATCCGATTTAGGTCGTCTACGGTAGGCGTAGCCCCGTTGGCGTACCAGGTCTTTTTCCCCGGATAACCGGGCGGCTTCCAGGTGCTGTTTACAATCGAATCCAGGTTGTTTTCGATATTGTTGATAATGGAAGCATAAGGGAAATCGGATACCGTTTGATCCGGCATGTTTACAATGGAAAAGCCGGGATACAATTCCTGAGCCAGAGCATATAGCACTTCAATATTTCCGGTAATCCGGTTGTAATCGGCGATATTGAACCAATCCCCGTTATATCTTCCGTTTTCGTCAGCAGGCTGTATCTTCCAATCCGTCTTAGGTGTTTGCCACGCCATTCAATTTTTCCTCCCCTCTCAGAATAAAGGTTTCCCGCATCGCGCCCTGGTTGAAATTGATGTTCGCTTCTACTACTGTGGCTTCCTTGCCGTTATAAAGAATTAAATCCCCCGGGTCTACTTCAGGATACCCCAGCGTTTCTACCGTGTACTGTCTTCGCTTGGAAAGATAATCCGCCATCCAGTCCGCTGTGTTTTGTCTAGCGGTATTGTCAGAAGAAATAGGGTTGCTGAACTCAGTTGCTTCACCTAAGTCACCAATTTCAGATTCATATGGTACGTTATAAGAGCTCGCGAATGTATACGCGTACCATTTAATTTTCGCCGGGCTGTCAGTTCCCGTGATTTTGATAAATGAGCAGTATGCGTAATGATCTTCTTCCACAATCACGACATTGGGGTCGTCACATTCAAATCTCTGGGAATAATAGATATCGCTGTTTTTCAGTTCTGTTAGAACATTTGGGGAAACCGAAACGGTTTGAACAGGTTCGGTTGGCGTTCCCGACCAAACGATACAATTGAGAGAATCATAAATAACCTTGCCGCATTTTTCCAGAAGCTCCCCTTTCGGGTTTCCGATGGTATCCTCCGAGGTTAATTCAAAATTCATTGGATAATGAACTTTAACCCGTTTTATTCGTCCACGCTGGTTTTTGGGATTCTTTACACAATAAATAAACAATCGAACGACCCTGTCAAAATTTTCTTTAAAATACAGTTTTCCGTTTTCCCATGTGCCGGAAGTATATTTTTGCATGACCGTTGTTAATTGGGTGGTGCCGCCCTGTGGTGTTGTGTCCCGGCGTGCTACAATATAAAATTGATCGATGCCGGAGCTTTCACCAATATCGATTTCCAGTTTCCCGAATGTAATGTTTCGGGTAAAATCAAGCTGGATTACCGGCGCTGTATCCGTTGGATTTTCCGGATAGTTTCCGTTGTGGTCAGGAAAAACATCTGATACATAACCAGAATTGACATAAGACCCGCTCTGAGGCAAAAACCTCATGCTGCCGTCGAGCCTGAAGAAATCCTCCTCAAAGGTGGCGTAATCCGGTGCTTCTGTGGTATCAAAAACGCCTCCCTGCTTGACCTTTCCGGAAACATAATAGGAATACGGAACCTGTGGTGCTCCAAAAGTGAACACTCCCATTGCAGAGGGTTCTATCTGTTCCCGATACCGGAAAATAACTCCTCCTTCCGGGCTTTGCTCCAAAGACGATCTGCCAAGATTCGCGATCAGCTGAAGGTTGGAAGCGTGTGAATCGTATTGCAAAGGAAGATATGAACTTGAATTTTGCAATCCCCAATCATCAGCCCAGTAATCAGTAATTCCCGCATCGGAAAATGTATCAATCGCCAAGTCACGAAGGGAATGTGTTTTACTATCCATCACACCCTTTTTGTAAGTAGTAGAGTTCAGCTTGTTAAAAATATCCTTGCAGGTAAACGTGGCGTTTACACCGTCCGTCTGCCAGCTTTGCAGCCAATAGGTAGAAGGTGACAGCCATTCGATGTTTCCCGATCCGTCCACGTCATACCCATACTGGATTGTAACAAGCTGTTCTTTTTGCAGAAACGTAATTAAACTGAACGAAGAATCAATGTTGTACCTGCCGTCCTCATTAAACAGCGTGAAAGACAGGGATTCCGCAGGCAGTTCTGTGCTGACAGGGCTTGCGGCCCGGTTATGGGTAATGGAGATAATATCCTCGTCGGAGAAGGAATAGGCGATACCGAACAACATACTGTTGATCCGTATTCTGTTGTACGGCCTCGCCTTAATAAATTCGATCCTGATTCGGTCTGCGTCTTCAATTCCCAGTTCTCCCTGATAGATCACATCGGTGTTGCCAGTGACAGACCAGGTGCTTTTTACAGCGCCGTTCTCGTAGGCCGTAATGGTAAAATCAATTGGAGCGGTTCCGGTCACTGTGTCAAACTGTAACGTAATGCCAACCATGCTGTGGGGAGTAGAAAAAGATACGTCAATATATGGATTAGAAAGGAATATTCCCGCGCCGTTGGAAACCGCGCTGCTGATATATCCGGTGTCATAAGGATTGGCATCATTTAGAAACCTCTGTTTTCCGGTGAGCTGCCAAAAGTTCTGCTCCCAGGAGGCATAGCTTTCTGTTATATTGTTCACGCCGGTTTGGATTCCCGAGGGATCGGAAAAGGATACCCCCGGGGAAACCGTGAACGCCGCGTCGCCAAACGCGTATTGATCGAGAACACCGAAGCTTATCTTCGCGTGCATTTGATTCCGGATTCCCTGGGTGCGGTGGAGCTGAATCGCTTTTTGATATTCTGGAGAAACATATTTCATACGCCCACCGCCTTTAAACCTGAATCAAATTGGCGGTTACGTCCTTCCAAAAGGAGGGCCGCAGCGTCTGCGGATTTACCATATACGGGATTCCGGAACGGTCGCCAACGTACATGGTTAAATAGGTATAGTTGTTAATCCGGGGATCAAATACCCGAAAATGGTTCACGAACGAGCCACCCTGGGACCGGTCAAAGAGCTTCAGAAAATTCATCATTTCCTGCGGATAGAGAACAGGAAATTTCATTTCAATTTTTAATTTGTCGTTGCCGATTACCTGACCGATAAAGTTGCCATTTTGGTTTCGGCCTCCGTCAACTAAGGTGGAGATGCTTACTTTTCCGCTGTTTAATGCTGGGGCGGGGAGAGCGATTCCCCCGTCTGTTTCAATCCAAGCCAGTTTATCCCTCCTTATCACACGTGGCGTAATACCCCTGCCTTCAGGCATGGGGATATAAGCCACACCTTGTTCTCCCGTAAAGATTGCACCGATGCAAGCAACGTGGTACAATCAGGACGGTGATGTATGTGGAATATTCGTACAAATTCCGGCTGTACCCAAACCGGACACAAGAAAATCAGATCTTACGCACACTCGGCTGTTGTCGGTTCGTGTTCAACCACTATCTCGCCATACGAAAAGAAGTCTATGAACGAGATGGGCGAACATTCAACTACTATGACTGCGCCGGTGATGTGACCCAACTCAAAAAGACTCTGGAGTGGCTGCGAGAAGTGGATGCGACTGCCCTGCAATCCTCTTTGCGAGACCTGGACGCAGCCTACCAGAATTTCTTTCGGCGAGTGAAGCGGGGGGAGAAACCCGGTTACCCCCGGTTCAAGAGTAAGCACGACCACCGGCAGAGCTACAAAAGCAAATGCGTGGGGACAAATATCAAAGTTCTGGACAAGGCCGTACAGCTCCCGAAACTCGGTCTTGTAAAGTGTCGTGTCTCTAAAGAGGTTAAAGGTCGTATCCTATCCGCAACAGTCTCCCGCAATCCCAGTGGGAAATACTTTGTTGCCCTGTGCTGCACCGATGTAGAGATAGAGCCTTTGCTCTCTACCGGGGTGGCAGTTGGTCTTGACATGGGCTTGAAGTCGTTTGCTGTTAGCTCCGATGGGGTGGAATATCCAAACCACAAGTTCCTAACCAAGAGCCAGGAAAAACTTGCCCGTCTCCAGCGTCAGCTCTCCCGAAAAACAAAGGGGAGCAAGCGCAGAGAAAAAGCCCGGCTTCAGGTGGCAAGACTCCATGAACGCATTTCCAACCAGCGGCAGGATATGCTTCACAAACTGTCCTCTCAGCTTGTGCGGGACTATGACTTCATAGCCATAGAGGACTTGGCCCCCAAGAATATGGTGCGAAATCACAGGCTGGCCCGGTCAATCTCCGACGCTTCATGGGGAGAGTTTCGCAGGCAGTTGGAATACAAGGCAGGGTGGTACGGGAAACAGGTGGTCACGATTGACCGTTTCTACCCGTCCAGCCAACTCTGCTCTGCTTGCGGCGCTCAGTGGCCAGGGACGAAAGACCTCTCTGTCCGGGAGTGGAATTGTCCCTCTTGCGGCACTGTCCACGACAGGGATACGAACGCAGCAAAGAATATCTTGAATGAAGGGCTGCGCCTTTTGGCGTAGGCAATACATATGGTAGGGCGGGACACGCCCGAACCTATACGCTCGGGGAGAGTGCGTAAGACGCAACCACGGCGCGATACTCGCTGAACCGAGAATCCCCCGGATTTATCCGTGGGGAGTGTCAAACTGGAATTGTGCTGGTGGTCATGCGGTAGCCCTGGGCCTGTTCTACCTGCCGCTGGTTCCGGTATACCGCGCGTCCGTCAAGATTAATCGTCTCATTGATCTGGATCGGCCTGTCCGCTTGCTGGGCCTGGGCGGAAACTACAGCGTTGTACACGGCCGCGGCGATGGCTTCTGTAATTTGTTCGTTATTGGCTACCGCCGTCCTGCCGCCGATAGAACCGATCATTTCCGGGTTGCCCGGCTCGTTTGCTACAAACAGCTGGCCGGGAGTGGGGAAGCCGCCGGAGGCAAAACGGGGAATGTAGCTTTCGTACGCTGGTGTGTACGTTACCGTGTTTTTGCCGGTGATCTTTACACTTGACATAGTGTTTGAAAAATCCGACAACATATTGTTTAAAGCGGTGCGGCAACGATTGGTAAAGGTTTCCATAGACGAAATGAGTGTATTCAATAAGTTTTTAAATCCGATTGTTAGTGAGTTCCCATTTTGAGAGATTCCGTTCGATAAAGCGGTAACTAAATTTTTCCCTGCATTGGTATACGTATTTGTGTCTTTAAAAACATTGTTTAATTTTGTTGAAATATTCTTCATTGCGTTTATTGGTCGGTTTTCGGTTTGGACAATACCATTTTTTAAACCTAATACTAAATTCATTCCGTGGTTTTCGTATAAACGCGAAGGAGAATGGATCTGATTATAGGATTTTACTTCAGCGTCTAAATCTCTGTTAAGATCAAATATAGCGTCGGTAGCTATTCCGGAGGATTCACCAATTCCATCGCCTAATCCCGCTGGGATTTGGTTTCCATTCTCTTTGGCAGCATCATAAACAAGATAACCGTTTTCGGCAATTCCAAGAGCTACGCTTTGGGGAATGTTTTCTCCAGCTTGTTGTGCGGGGTCTAAATTCAAATCACGAGTAAAAGAATCCAAGGCGTCTTCTACGCCACTTAACGCCTCGTGAGTGGATTTTACTGCCATTTCCCGAAGATTTTTTTCAGCTTTTTCGGAATCAAATCCTGCGTTTACCCAAGCAAAGAAACGATCCATACCGCTGGAATTTTCCATAGCGGCGTCGCTGGCGGCTATAAATTGTTCGTTATATGACGTCCAAATTTCATCATTGATTCTTTTAAATTCGCTTTGAAGTTCTTCTTCCTGTTCGTCGTATTGCCGATTTATTTTGTCTTTTAAATCTGAGAAGAATTGCGGGTCGTAGTCTTCCAACCCGGCTGCTTCGGATTGTAAAGCTAAATCCTCCACTGCTTTCAGAGCGGCTAATCTGGCGTCACTAATTCCAGTCATTGCTTCACCTGCTGTCGTACCTAGTTCCTCCAGATTTTGATTCACATCGTCAACGCTAGAAAAATCAATTTTGTTAACATCAAAGTTTTTCTTAGCTTCGTCCCAGGCAACTTGAGATAAATCTACCTCAGTAGTTAAATCTCCATATTTCATGGCAGCTTCGTTTAATGCGTCTCTTAGTTCGATATAACGATCGGTTCCCGGATCAAGCTGAGACATTTCGTCCATGTAGCCTTCCATTTCGGTTTTTAATTCTGATGCTTTCCCGCCGATTTCGTCTTTCAATCTAAGAACTTCTCCGACTAATAAATCCACATCACCGCTTGTTTGGTCTACGGCGGTCTGAAAACCACCTCGCAAGGTAGTAATAATGATACTAGCCGACAAATCTAAATTTGACTTAATATTTTGATATAAGCTGTCAAACCCAGATTTCAGCGCTTCGATGTCCTCTGAAGTAATCGTATCTGAGGCCAGATTCATTTTTGTCATTAAAACGTCTATTTCAGCCCATGTATCCCTCATCGATTGGTTATTGTTTTGGATTTCCTGATTCCAATTGATAATTTGGTTGTTACTATTCATGAAAGCTTCAGTCAACGCTTTTACACGATCTGTATAGTTAGACAAGGGAACGCCGACCCCGTCAAAAAATTCTGCTGTGGCTGCTTCCTGCTTCATTTGTTCCTGTGCCAGCATAACGCCGGTAACAGCGCCGGCTAAAGAACCTAATACTCCGATTACAAGCCCAATAGGGCCAATCATTGCATATAATGCGCCGCCGGCTAAAGGTGCTATGGTAACGACGCTTAACAAACCAGCCGCTAACGGATCCATTCCATTTAAAGTTAAAGCATAGGCTTCCGTCGCCGCGGCTGTAAATGCTATTACGGCTCCCATCACCCCAACCTTTAATTTAGAAAATCCACCTAATAGCCCGCCTTTTCCGATAATATCTGACAGCCCTGATAATCCCTTTATCATTTTAGAAATTACTTTAAAGCCGATTGCGGCAGCTAAAGCGGCTCCAACGAGTTTAATAATTGGTTCCCAGCGATCAAATGATTTAATCAGGCTTTTTACCTTTGTATCTAAATCTCCTAGAAAATCATAGGATTCAATAGGCAAATCCAGATCGCCTCCGTAAGAACCGCCGGAAGCGCCGCCGGAAGCGCCGCCGCTTCCCCCGATACCTCCAGAGGCTGTCCCGGTATCAGGATTGAGAATATTCAGCTCATCAAAGCCGAGAGTGTAATCCTTCAGCTTTTTAGCCGCGGCAGCCGCGTCACCTAAAGCACCTGTGGTATCCTCGATTTCGTCCGTGGCCACTCCCGCGCTGGTTCCGATGCTGTCCATACCGGAATAATCGATTTCCGGCAATTCGACGTTAAAGAACGCAGCTATTGCTCTGACAGCGTCGGTCAGCACGGAGACAAACGCCTGTACCCAGGGAATTACCACTTGTAAAATAGGAATAAACAAGCTTCCTAAAGCTCTGGTAAGCTGCTGTACCTGCTGTTGCAGAATCCGCATGGCGTTTGCCGGGGTTTGAATGGTTCTCGCCATATCTCCCATAGCGGATTTGGACTGATCCATTAAAGCCACATACCGTAGCTGGGCTTTCTGCGCCTGGGTCATGGAATTAACGCTCTGGTCGATACCATATTTATAGGCGTACTGCTGAAGCGTTGTGACAGACAGATCCTTACCTAAACGCCTGACAGGCTCGATCTCACCAGCGATCGCGGACTGTACCTTTTGGGCTGAATCCTCAATGCCGATGTTGTAGAAAGATGCGTAGTCATAAATAAGCTGGGTCAGGCCCTCGCTCATAGTTTTAGCTTTGTCCTCAACAACGCCGTAGCCCTTTACCATGTCCATCAAAACGCTTTGGTTGCGGATCCACTCCGACAGGTCGATTCCGGCGGCGGATTGAACTCTTTCCGCATATTTCATTGATTCGTCAGCGAATTTTCCCATCGCTACCGTAAAAAGATTTACGTTTTCCACATAATCGTTATAAGACGTGATCCAGCTTCCAATGGTACGTTTTATGGTATATCCGTAAACACCTATCTTAGCAATAACGCCGCTTATTCCAGTCCCAAGGAATCCAAAAGAATTCCCCGTTGTCTTATTCGACGCCGCCAATCCCGTATTGCTGGAAATCAGCTTTTGAATACGAATAGGGAAAGCCTTGAAGCCGGCGGATACCTTTTCCATTTCGGAGGCCAAAGGACGCACAGCGTTGGCGACCTGGGTCATTTGACCGGCGAATTTGCTTAAATCCGTGGCAGACAGTTCTTTGCTGATCTGCGGGAGCTTTTTCAGGGCGTTTATGGTTGAGGTAAGCCCGGTGGATTTCTGCACATCGGACAGGCCGGATAAAGCGGATTTTAATTCCGTTATCTTTTTGCTGTTGATATTCAAACCAGAAAGAGCGCCGTTCAGCTTACTCAATTGGTTCGCAACCGTCGTAAGCCCAACGCCGCCCTTGGTGATGCCTTTTAAATTGTTTAAAGCGGAGGTAAGCTTATCAACTTTAAGCGCTGCTTGATCTGCGTTTGATTGTACTTTTAGTTCCAGGGTATCCAGTTCAACGCTCAGTGTGTTTCCTCCCATTTTTTGGTGAATCGGTTCAGAAAGGCGATGGTTTTTTGCCTTTCCTGTTCCGCTTTCGCTTCTTTTTCTTCCTCGGATAAAGGCAGAATCCGGATCGGCTGCTCCATATAATTCACCGGTTTTGCGCCTTTTTTTCGAAAAGCGTTGCCCAAAGCTGTGGAAACAGCGTTAAAGAAGTAAACGCCCTGAAGCCACATTTCCCAGCTTTTCCGCTGGGCCTGGTATTCCGCCGCTTCCCGGTAGGCTTCCGCCAGCCAGGGGTCCTCGTCCCAAAACTGGCCGGCGGTCATACCGATGGCTAAATAATAAGGAAAAACCCGGTTAAAGCCTTTTGTGTAATCTCCGACGGTGTACGCTTTTACAGTTCCACCGTCAGACGGCAGTTTTTTCTTCCGCTTTCCTCCGCGAGAATCAAAGATTCATTTGGCTGGTTGTAAAGCTCCACCAGCCGGGTAATCTCAGCGCTGGAAAGCCCGCCTAATTCGTCCAGAAATTTGTCCGTTTTGTCTCTGGCTACGTTTTTATGGTTTTTGCGGAAAGCATAGAAAAACAAATTAGGAATATTGGTCTGGGGAAAATCAAGTAGTTCTGAGATTTTAAATCCCCTCTGTTCCGCAAACCGTACGCTTTCACGGGAAAATTCCAGAACATATACCTCTCCGGTGTCCGGGTCGGTGATCTTCATGGGCAGTACCTTGTTTTCGTTTTTAGCCATTTCAAATAACCTCCAATTAATTAGCCGCCACCGGCGGTAGGCTTGGCGCTCCAGCCTTTGATCTCGCTGGGGGTGATGTAAGGCTCGATTTCCAGCACAGCGTCCACCTCAATTGCGGAAAGGCCAAGGGGAGAGGGGTTTCCTGCGAAATAGAACGCTTTGGTAAGCCCAGGGATCACAATAGCGAACCAGGTGGCCTTATCGGTTTCTTTCGCGGTTTCCGCAGCTTCAATCAACGCTTCCCAAGCGGTTTGGAATTCCTCCGTGTTGTTAGCGGTAAAGGCCAGCGCGCCGCCGGGGTCCTTTAGGCCGGGGATATAGGTTTTCCACTCCAAAGCCTCCAGAGTGGTGGTTTCCAGGCTGGAAGGCTCCGGGTTTAGGTCTGGAATCGCTTTGATGCCGGGAACGGCTGTAAAACCAGTCGTCGGCATGGTGCCGGAAGTGCTTTCAACCGCATATTGCAGGGTTACGCCCGCGGTAGATAAATCAATCGCCAGTAAATTACCTCCTGTAAATCCTATAATCTTCACTGATTACGCCGCGGTATCTGGCGGCGACGCGGTAAATTCTGATATCCGCGTTTTTCATTTGATTGCAGAAAATTCTGATAAATCCAAGATTTTGCATTTCTGTGTCGACCAGCTCCATGATCGCCTTACATTCCTGCTTGGCACCGCTGATCTTATTGGAATAGATATTAACGCTGTACAGCAGGGTCGCGTTGTGCTCTTTGTGAGAAGCGTCCAGAGAGCCTTCATAAGTGGAGTTATCCTCTTCAATAAGCACCAGGCACGGGAAATTTGCCGGCGTATCCACAAGCTCACTGTAGCAGGAGCCGCCGGGATAGCTTTGGGAGAAACGAGAAGCCACCTTGTCAAAAATCGCGCTTTCTGCGTCTATCACCTGAATACCTCCCTTGCGATCCGTTTAATCTCCTGTTCCATCGTGCGCTCTGCGTGATACATAGGCATCGCCGCCGGAGTGCCGTGAGTTAAAATCAAATTGCCTCCATCGTCGTAATAACCCCAGGTGTTTTGCTTTCCCTTGCCCTGTCCATATTCTCCGATCTTGGCAACGCCATCCGGACGGGGCTCCGGATAGGGCTCAGGTCCGTTAAAATAAACGCCTGCGCCAAATTCGATGAAGAACACGGAACCTCCGGAGGCGGCGATCTTCCAGCCGTTTTTGATCGGCTCCACGCTGACCTCGGCTTGTTTTTCGCCGTCGTACTGGGCGCGGGAAAAACGGACAGTGGCTTCATAGGCGCCGATGGAGGCAAGCCGTTCCATCAGTTCGCTGGTTTTGTGCCGTACCCATGCCTGATAGGAGGCAAGCTCCTTCAGCGCCGTGCGAATGGAAGAACCGCCCAGGGACATGGAAATGGTTTTTCTAGGCACGGACCGTCACCTTCTTTACCGCGTAGGCTACGCTGTTTTTCCACGGCGCACGCTTTTTCACAATGTAATTGTGGGCCTCGTCCGTGGAAGCGCCGTCCAGCCATAAAACGGTGTTTTCGTCGATAGGACAGGCGGTATCCGCTGTGGTCATGGTCCGGTCGTAGTCCTCCAGGGATCCGAAAAGCTCAGATTCAGACGAGCCCTTGTTGGACGATACGCACAGCCTGGCGGACTGAAGCTCTCCGTATTGGGGAGAGGGGGAACCGGTCCGGTAGCCGTTGGAATCAATAATTTCCGTCTGCCCCGCATACAGCTTGTAATATACCGTGGAAAGGTTGCGGCGCAGGTCACGCATTTAAAACACCCCCACGAAAGGAACGATTTCAGAAAGCCAGTCCGGGGAAATGTTAGCCGCCGCCCAGGTTCGGCTGATTCCGTTTTCCGAGTGGCTGATTTCTCCCTCACCGCCCAGCTTGGCATATAGGTCGATGGAGATTCTAAGCTGTAAGTCCTCGTATTTGGCTTCCAAGGCTTCGGTTCCGTTTCCAAAAGGATAGCGGCGGGAAAGGATCACGGCTTTCGCGCTTTCCAAAAGATCATTCAGCAGAGCCTCGTCGGCTTCGCCCGTTCTGCTTTTTAACCTTTCCAAATTTCCCATACCGCTTTCCTCCTTACTGTCTCGGCTTTCTGCCGCCGGTTCGCTTCACAGGCTGTTCCGGTGACTTCTCAGGCACCTTCACGGGCTGATTTTTCACAATTAATCCAATAAACCGCGCCATAGCGTTAGCCCTCGGACGCGGGCGCCATGATGCCGGCGTTAATGAAAGCATCGATCAGCGCCTTGAACTCGGCGGCGGTGGGCGCTTCTCCCGCCGCGTAGGGGACATTCTCCACTAAAATATCGCCGTTGGTAAAAGCAAAGGTTCTTTCTTCCGCCATTAATACCACCTCCATTAAGCGTTGGCCGTAGCCGCTCTGTGCAGGTAAATTCCCGCTACCTTGTTGTTTTCCACGAACGCGTCATGGTAAATCCGGTAATCGAATTTCCAGGCGTCCGCGCTCTGGTTCACCTGGGGACTGAAAATTCTGGGGACGACATGCTTGGCGATCTGAACCACCGCGGACGGGTGGATAATCATAAAGTTGATCGGGTAAGAGGTGCTGGCCGGAACGGTAAATCCGCCTTTGGTTTCGCCGGCGGAAAGGCCGTCGTTCAGGGTGATTCCAGTGTTGAATCTGCCCTTCGGCACCTTAATCACCCGCATACCGTCGTAATAGTCAATGGCGGTTTCGATGCCACGCTCTCCGTTCTGCACATACCGGGTGATCTTGTCCTTCAGGCCGGCGTAAGCGGTTTCGGAGATAAACAGGATACGGCCCTCCTCCGGGACCTCGTCGTCGCCCATTATGGTTTCCGCCTCCTGAATCAGGGAGGGGACGTCGGTGGTGCCAACGGTGATATCCGCCGGCGTGCCGGAGCTGATGCCGGAGGTGCCGGCGTATTTCGCGAACCGGTAGGCGTCGATTTCCGGCGTTACCTGGGTGCGGATAAATTCCCCGGCAAGGGTGCCGAAGGCCATGCCCATTGTTTCGTCGTTGTCCATGACGTCCACCATGAAGGAGCGTCCCCGGTCCTGTGTCAGCTTATAGGGCTCCCAGCCTCCGGTGACGGAACCGGTCACAAAGCCGGCGTTTCTGGAGTAATTTCCCAAGCCGTCCAGGCTCATGGTGTAAAGGTTTACGGTGTCAGAGCCGATAAACCGGACCCGCTCATTCGCGGTATCTAAAATAGAGGTTTTGGAGCTTGCTTTGTATACCTCGTCAAGAATTGGCACATAGCTTTTCGCAAGCTCGATTTGATTGTTATAAGGCAGTAAGTTTCTCCTTTCGATTTCAATATGTTTTCAACTAGATTCCCGCGCCCTTCCGGAACGCGTTGACTGGGCTTGATTCCACATTTTCGCTGTTCATTGGGTTCCCGCTGGAAAGCCCGGGCTGCTTGTCAAGCGCGCCGGCTGCCGCGGCCTTTTTCTGCGCTTCGATAAATTTCTTCTGATTGGAAAATACTTTCGCAAAATCTCCGGAGTGGAGAGCTTCGGCGTTTTCCGCTGCTGCTTCCGCGTCGTAGCCCAATTCCAGATAAGCGGCTTTGTAGGTTCCGATGGCTTTTTCCTTTCTGAGAGAGGCCAGCTCCTTTTCCATCGCCGCCCGCTCCTCCGCCTCCTTGGCGGCCTTCGCTTCCTCGTCGCTCATTTTGGCTTTCAGCTGCTTGGATAAGTTCGACGCCTCTGTTGCTTTTGCGTCGAAAACTTTCTTTTCCACAAACTGGGACATATCTACCGGATCGGGTACGTCCAAGCTCAGAAGAGCGGCGACCTTGTCCGCGTCGCTCATTTCAGCGAACCCCTTGATTTTGTCAGTGGAAATTTTCATCGTTGTGCTCCTTTCGGGTTTTTTGAGTGCTTCTCTGCACTGTGATGGGCTTGATTATCCTGGCATCTCCGCCAGCTTGGGATTTTTGGTTTCTCTACCAATTAAACGATCCCAACCTCTTCGGTGCGGGATTCGTCAATAACCTTTGTGTTGTCCTGCGAGCCCCATTTGGCTTTGATGTATTTCTCCGAATTCGCCACGTCCGCCACCGGGTCGTTGGAAACGCCGGATTTCGCGAACGCCAGTTCAGGGCTGAAGCCCAGTTCCTTCAGATTCATGGCCGCTTGGGTTTTGACAAGGACGTTGGCCGTTTCGTTCCGTACAAACTGAAGCTCGAAATCCGACAGGTTAATGTTCAAATCGGTTTTTCGGTTCAGAATGTTGATAAAGATTCTGTCAAACAGCCGGTTGGATACCCGGAACAAATCCCCGGTATTTCTCGCGTAGGTGTTGGCCTGCTCCCAGCCGTCCCGCAAAAATACCGCCTGGCCCGTGTCGCTGGTGGAGGAGCCTCCCTTTAGGGTGGAGGGCATTCCGCAGATAGTCAAAACCTGCTGATACATATTGTCTACCAGCACCTGGGTTTGGGTCTGGTCCAGCTGTTCGCTTAAAATTTTCAAATCCGCTTTGTCCTGGCCTACGGATTTCAGGAAAACCGCTCCCGCCTGGCGGATATACGCCGGGGTGACCTGGTTTCCGTTTTCGTCATCTCCCAGCTGGCAGTTATAGAAAATCATCAGCGACTGCACAAACTGCTCGACGCCGTCCACGCGGTTTGACTGGATATTATTGATCTCGTCCAGCAGGGGAATAACGGCTTCAAAGGAGCCCATTCTGTTGTTTTCGTACTGGTATTCAATAATGGGGATTTCATGAAGCACGTTGGCGGCATCCGAAAGAACTTCAATGGCTGTGCCGGCAACCGGCGTTCCGGTCACGACCTCTCCGGTCACACCGCCGGAAACACGGAAATATTTTTCCCTAGTAAAAACGTCGAAAATAACCCGCGGCGTTTCCCCTGTGGAAATCACGGCATTTACTCCCATGACAGGCTCGTTTCCGGGATCACGGCTGTAGACCACAAAAGAGGAACGGGGGTCCAGGGCGTAAGCGCGGATAGGACACTCCGGGTCCTTGTATGGGGTAACGTAAATGATCCCTACGCCTACGGTATGGAACCAATCCGTTACCAGATTGTCGGCCTGCTGTTTCCCGCTTAAATACAAATACTCGTTCAGCCGCTTTACCTTTTCCGTGATGCTCGGATCCTCTTTCCGGCTGATGTAAAAGGCAGGTTGGGTTAGGAAATAACCGTTTTTGAACGCCACAATTTCAGAGGCGTGGTTCTCCACGACCTTATTGTTGATTTCCGGCCTTACCGTTTTGGTTCTGCTTAAAACCGGCTGGTCCCCCCGGCGGTACCAATACAGATAATCCATTTCCATCATGTTTTCTACATGTACGGAAAGGACCTCGTTTAAAATAGGGATCAGATTTTCACGGCTGATGTCCGTAATGGTGGTATAAATCTTTCTGCGTCCAAATAAAGCCAGTTTTCACCTTCTCTCCACAAACAAAAAAAG